ATGCAGGACTGGAGGTTTGGTATCGGAACAAGCACCTCATCGGTGTAGAATTCGCACACAACGATCTCATATCTCAGTGCTACTCCGCCATCGAGTCCACCTTCGCCTCCTCCCCTCCCTCGCTCTTCCCAGACTACCGCACATCCGACTACGCGATCCAGTCCTTCCACTCTTATATCACCCACTATCAAAACGAAAACCTCACCCCCTTTGTCCACGACGGCAAACCGATGGTTGAGTTCTCCTTCGCTTATCCGCTGGGTAAAGTTGAGTTACCGATAGGGATGTTCGAGCAGTGGGGTTTTGGGACGTTGACAAATGACATAGAACAAGAAAAAGCATGCCATGCACGAATGCTTTCTTCTATGGACGAAGCTCTCACAACTCAAATCGAATGGACTGGCATCATCGACATGCTCGCGGAAATCAACGGCGACCTCTACGTCGTCGACCACAAAACCACCTCCATCATCTCCCAAGATTTCTTCGACGGCTTTGAAATCGCCATGCAGCCGACCGGATACTTCTCCGCCATGCAGGCTGCCTTTCCTGACCTTCCCATTCGAGGCTTCATGGCTAACGTCCTCGCGTGTCGTAAGCCAGTGGCAGCCCTCACCAAATCCGGCAAGCCCACCTCCTCCAAACCCTTCGAGCCTTTCCGCCGCCAATACGACTACCACGCGTGGCACGTCAACGAGTTCAAACAGGACGCCCTAGCCCTTGTCGAAGAACTCTTTGCCAATGTCACCAATAAGTTCTTCCCAAAGAAAACCCAGTGGTGCGTAGGCAAGTATGGCAAGTGTCCTTACTTCGACGTCTGTTCCCTCCCACCAGAGTCCCGCATGGACATGTTAAACTCAGATCAATACACCAATAACACCTGGAAACCAGTATGAGCAAACCCCTCACTATCTCCATCGACCTCGACAAGACCTGGACTGCGGACCCCTCCCTCTTCCTCTCCTTCTCCAAGCTCGCTAAGTCCCTCGGTCACAAAGTAATCATCTGCACTCGTCGTCAAGAACTCTCCGAGACAGAGCGCCAACGGCTGCAAATTCCCAGCTTCGTCATGATCTACTTCGCTTCCTACGGCTTCAAGCGCGACGCGGTTCCATTCCCAGTGGACATCTGGATCGACGACGAACCTGGGACTATTGAGCCTCAGCGTCTCCTCCAAGAACCTCCAGACTCCTCACTATGACCTGGCACACAACTACACCTCCCAAAGACGGCAAACGTTTTCTTGGTCAGCGTAAAGTTTACCACTTCAACAGCCACCCTAGAGTCTATGACTATGAGCTTGTAGGCAATAAAATTGAAGAACTCATCTTTCTCGATAGCCGTTTCCAAAGATTCGCCTTCGATTGCATCTCAACTGATTCTTTTGACGAGGACCAAATCCTAATGTGGACCCGAGACTATCCAATCGAACCTACCGGGATTCAAGAATTCACCATCAAACTCCCATGATCCACCTCTCCGTCCCAGTCATCGCCCACTCCACCTCGGTCTCCCCGACCTCGCCTACTCATTTCACCCACCAATCCATCCTCTGTCTCTCCGCCCAAGCGGTCACCCCTTCTCCAACCCACAACTATTCCCCTCAGGATAAACAAATCCTATCCTCCATCTACCACGACATCCTCCGCACGACCACGCAGGCACATACCCTATTCTCCACAGACCCATCCCGTGCCCTTGCCCTTCTCTCTGAACTGAACCGCCAACTCTCCCTAGCTATCCAATGAAATCCTCCACCGACTTCCTCCCAGCCCTCCCCAAATCCTTCCTCCTCATCGGCCCTCCCGGTTCAGGCAAAACCACAGTCTCACTCCAGCTCCCCAAACCCTTCATCCTCGACTGCGATGACAACCTCAATGGCCCTGTTCGTTTTCTCCAAACCAATAAGCGTCTCAACCAAGACTGGTTCTACGACTCCCCACTATTCAAAGCTGACGGCACCGCATGCCCTCGCGAGCTTCAATTCGAGCGTGCTCACGAACTTTTGCTCGAAGCCGGCAACGATCCCCGCATCGAAACCATCGTCATCTCAGGCCTAACTACCTTCGCCCAGATGGCCATGCTCCAAACCCTCAAGCTCCAGGGTAAGAAATTCGGCAAGGCAGAAGATGCTAAAATCCTCGACCCTCAAATGACCCAGCCAGACTGGGGTGCATACGCCTCGGTTCTAACCAAGTGGCTCTTCTGGCTCAAGACCGCAAACAAGCGAATCGTCATCGAGTGCCACATGGAAATCAAAGAAGATGAGCTTCTCAAGATCGACGAGAACGTCATCGCTCTCCCCGGCGGTTTGAAATACAAGCTCTCCGGTTACTTTGAGGAAGTCTGGCTCCTCTCCGTCAAGACCTCAGGTATCGGTGCTTCCCTCAAACAAGAACGCACAATCACCACTGTCCCCGATGCACGCTCCGGCAAGCTCGGCCTCAAGTCCGCATCCCAGCTCGGCACGTCTTTCCCAGCGGATAAAGTCAGTGAACTTCAAGCTATCTTTTCTAAATGACCCGCACATTCCTAGTCGCCGTCAACCTCGCCGGCACCGAAGACCTCGCCATGGTCGCTGCTGAGATCGAAGACTCCCTCCTCACCGACGGTATCACAGTAACCTCTGTCAAGCCTTGGGCATCGGCAATTACCGAGCCCGAAACCGACAGCGGGTTCCAAATGCCGACCCTACCCGCCTCCTTTCTAGCACCACGCTAACCCTTTCCTGAGCCTAGTGCTCTTGAACCACAAAACAACAAACACAAAAAAACAAATACAAAACTATGGCACCTCTATCCCTCAAACTCAACGACGCCGATCTCTCCTCTCCTTGCCTCATCGAAGGCAAGCAACCAGTCGTGATCGACAAAGCCGAGGTCGTTCAAGCTAAAACCGGCAAAGGCTCATTCTTGTTCATCCAATGCAAGACCCTCGAAGCCACACAGTCTGACAAAGGTAAAACCATTAACCCTGGTTACCCCATCAGCACTCGTCTCATGCTCCCTATCCCCGGCACAGAGTTCGGCGATGGCGAGCACGCAGACAACTATACCCGTCAGCTCGGTCTCTTCATGCTTGCGGTGGCTAACCTCAAGAACACTGAAGAAAACAAGGCCCAGCTCCCTGAATTCAACGAAGACTACATTCTCTCCCTCCCCACGGTGACTCTCATCGCGAATGTGAAGAATGAAACCTCCGACGAATACGGCAAGCAGTCCGTGATCAAATCGTTCATGCCAGTCGGCTAAACCCAAACTCCGCTGGCAGACCGGATAATGTCTGCCGATTTTCACATTATGAAAACAAATAAAGTCAAAAAAGCAATTCGCCAAGGTAATCGCTACGGCAAAACTGAAATGGATATGGCAACAAACGGCTGCTGTGCTCAGGTCCTCGGCGTCCCTACCAAACCCCGTCGTTCTATCCCAGTCGCCGAGGTCCACAAAATGATCGAGCACGAAGTCTCTCTAATCAAAGCCTCCCAGACGATCTATGACGACCGTCTCGCAATTCTGAACCAGCTCGAAGATAACGAGAGCTATCTTGAATCTCTTCGAGCGCGTCTTCACGAGTGTCAAATCAGCAACAAGCAAATCCGCAATGAGCTCACCCGTGTCAACCTGGCCATCACCCGCCAGATGGAACTCGACGGAGAGTAACCAAACCAGCCTCTGGCACGAGGGCTTTATTCTCGTGCCTTTTACTTTCCCATGTCCTCCCCCCTTCCCTCCACCGAGCCTCGCAAAATCAAGCGCCTCGAAGGCACTTCCTACATCTCCATCTCCGACATCGTCGTCAACCGCTCCGAGCGCATCCGCCGAGACCCCAAGGAAGTAGCCACCAACGCTGCCACCATCGCCGATTCCATCATCCTCGTCGGCCCTATCTCCCCCATCATGCTTAATGAGTCTAACGAACTCATCGCTGGCGAGTGCCGCCTCGAAGCCTACAAGCTCCTAGGACAGACCGAAGTCCCTTTTGTCCGCCGACTCAACATCGACCGCGCAATGGAACTCATGATCGAACTCGACGAGAACACCCGTCG